CGGCGGTCGCCCCATTTTTTTTGTTTGGTAAACCCACGCCACCGATTCCTGCGGAATATAGAACAATTAAATAACAATTTTCATGGCAGTACGCTGGCAAATTCCTTTCAAGTCGTTGCGATCGGGAGAGACATACACGGTGAACATCCACGACGCGAACTACGCAGGCTCACCCGTCACGCTGAAGGGTGGTGCCGATCCGTTCAGCACCCAGGAGGATGACGATGACGACCTGTTCACGCCCATCCGCACCCAGAGTGGCTACATCCGCATCGTGGATGACGGGTTCGCTGCCGACGGCTCGACTCCCTACAACTGGAAGGACTTGCTGCCACTGACCGACACCGACCGGCCGGTGACGCTGACCAACGCCGGCGGCACCATCGTGTGGCAGGGCTTCATGCAGGCGCAGAACTTCGGCGGCGTGCTCTATGGCAACCCACAGGAACGGGAATACCCCGTGCAATGTGCGCTGGCCGTGACCGAGTGCAACGACATCGACGTGACCAACCACGAGCTGCGAAATTTCGCCTATTTGCTCAACGAGATCATCAGTGGAATACCCGTCATCAGCATCACACAGATTGTCGTGCAAGGAGGCAGCGACGCCCGTCAGTGGCTGCTGAAGCTGGTCGACTGGCAGAATTTCATCGACGTGGATGCCGACGGGAACATCATCGCCATGTACAATCACTATCAGTGCCTGGAGGACATCTGCCGCTTCTGGGGATGGACGGCACGCACATTCGGACAGACGCTCTACCTGATGCGTGCCGACGATGACGACGAGCAGACCTTCCTTACACTCAGCCGCTCAGACCTGACGACGCTGGCAGGCGGTGAGCTTGCCGGCACCACAAGCGGCACATGGAACACGACGGCCATCGGCAACGAGTTCGCGTCGGTCGCCAACAACGACTTCCAACAGCGTGGGCCGAACAAGGTTACCGTGACCGGCAACGGCAATGCCGCTAGCAACGAACTTGCCGGATTCGCTGACGAGGCGACCGAGAAGGTGATGGAAGACCTCGGGTGGGGACAGTGGCTTAGACGCATGATCTATGTTAATGTTTTAAACATGGAGGTGTGGGACGCTGATGGCGGGTCTTTTCGTTATACAAATGATATGACATCATTCACGCGCCCATTCCTCACAGGCGAGTGCCAGACGGGCAAGGCTGCATTTCACATGATGGATAGCAGAGATAATGTATTGAGTGATAATGGCGACACCTATGACGTAATTACCATTCTGCAACCCTACGTGGCTGGCTCTGCTGCTTATGCAACACTGAAGAGCGTCTATCATCATGCCTTTAACGACGGTATAATCCAACTGCATGGCACCATTTACCGAAGGGGTACACGCTACGAAAATATTGCAGACAGGAACTATGCCGTCAATGCCGGAAAGAAAACCATGCGCATGCGCCTTGGAGTTGGGAAAACACGCAGTTCTGCGTCATGGTTTAATGGCACGTCGTGGACTACCACGGAAAGCGATTTTATGGTGTCCGTCGGCAATAAAGATGACATTCTCTATGTAGTGCATGGTGACGCAGACCATCGTGTATGGCGCAACACCATTCTCGTCAATAGCAGTCTTGTAGGGCAGGTGTTTATTGAGTTCCTGGGCTCCGAGGACTTGGTTGACATTAACGGGAGTCGTGACTTCGATATTGAGGGATTCAGCCTGGAATTTACCCGAAAAACTTTTTTTTACAAACACGGAATAATACCAACAGACATCGAGCGCAGCGATCACCGCGAGTATGTAGCCAAGAACGGCAATAACGTTCGCGCCGACTGGAATGCCGACTGTATCTATGCGTCGGACAACGACTTGTCGTTCGGCTTCGGCGTGCTGGCCAACCCCGACGGCAGCTACTTCAGCATGACTACCTACGGGAGCAGCACCACGCCTGAGCGTCCCGAGCAGCACCTCGCCGACCGCGTGGCCAACTACTGGGCGACAGCTAAGCGCATGCTCGAGCTCGAGCTGCTGAGCAACCTGATTGCCAACATCAACCCCATGTATATGGTCACCGTCGACGGCTCCACGATGCACCCAATTGCCATCGGGCGCAGATGGTGCGACGACGTGACCACAATCAAACTCATAGAAATATAAACGATGCAACTATCACGAGAAGCTATATTGCGAATGTTCGAAGGCTCGGGCTCGGGCGGCTCGGGCGGCGGTGCAGGTAGCAGCCAGATGGCAGCCATACTGCAAGGCTACGCCACCCAGAGCTGGGTAGACGAGAACTACGTCAGCATTGAGTTTTTCAACCGTCTGTTCCGCATGCACGGTGATAATGAGACCGTCATCGTGCCCAACGACCTCGACACCACCATCCAGAACATCGAGGCGCGCTTCGGACTGTGGACGGAGAGCTTTCTGAGTGCCCTCGGCTTGAACAGTGGCGGTGGCGGTGGCGGCAGCGTGTCCTACCTGAACGACCTGCTCGACGTGAGCATCTCCAACCCCACCGTTGGCGAGGGACTTATCTACGACGGAACCCGATGGGTGAACGGTCCCATCGGAGGCGGCGGCACCGGCAGCGTGGAGAGCGTCGGGCTGAGTATGCCCACGGGATTCTCCGTCACGGGCTCACCCGTCACAAGCAGCGGCACGCTGGCAGTCGGATTCGCAACTGGCTACAGTCTGCCACCGACAAGCAAGCAGGCACAATGGGACGCGGCCTACAGCTGGGGCGACCATAGTCAGGAGGGCTATGCCACACAGAGCTGGGTGAACGCCAAGGGCTACACCACGAACACGGGCACAGTGACCAGCGTGCGAATGACTGTACCTGTCGGATTGACTGTGACAGGCTCGCCCATCACCACCAGCGGTACGCTCGCCATCAGTCTCGGAACAGGCTACTCGATTCCGACGACAGCAAAGCAGGGCCAGTGGGACACCGCCTACGGCTGGGGCAACCACGCTGATGCAGGATATGCCACGGAGGAATGGGTGAACGGAAAAGGCTACGCCACGCAGTCTGCTCTCACATCTGCCGTGTCACGTATCATCACGCTGGAGGGCTATTTCACTAACGGAGTGGCCAACCAAGCCGCACGGCTGAGCGGTACATCAACGTACCAGGCGTGGGGACAGACATTCTGGCAGAACGGCACACCCAAGAGCATTGGCAGCGCAAGCGCAAGAGCGAATATCTCCTATGCTGGTAGCGTGTCGATGGGCTGGTCGTTGAATATGGAATACGACGATGCCGTGCACGACCCGTCAATCAATATCAAGTCGTCAAAGACGGGCACAAGTCTTTCCGTCTTCATGTTATCGAATAGTGCGACCAGCGACCATTCGGGCGACCATCTTGCCATTGGCTGGGGTACATCAGCCAAGGCGCAGCTGCCTATAAGATTCTTCGGGCGTGAGTTTGTGTTCAACTACACGACCAACACAATGAGCGGAGGCAACTACTCGACTGCCGAGGCTATGAGGGTCGGATATAGGATGCTCGATTCGTTGGAAGAACCAGCCGTGTATGTGCGAAAGCATCTGATGATTGGCGACGGAGCCGGTAACTATTTCCCGGTGACGTATGACTATGCAAACAACGCCCTCTGCTTCACCGGCAATATCTACGCCACGGGAGGCATCTCGGCCCTCGGCTTCCAGTCAACCCCTGGCGGCGGAACACTATTCGACGGACCGTTCACCATCAACGGTGCAGCCATACTGAGGAGCACGCTCAACGTCACCGGTGCTGCTACACTGAACAGCTCGCTGACAGCCATGGGCGCCACCACGCTGAATGACACATTAACCGTGACAGGTGCTGCCACCTTCAGAGACAGCATCTACATCTACTACGGCGGTACCCGCTATACATTAAGCATCTCGAAACTCATCAATCAAGGATTACTCACATGATCTACCTGACACTGTTCATCGCCATTGTGGCACTCGCGTGCGCTCTGGCATCGCTCGTCATCGCCATCCGCGAGCGCCAAAAGAAAGAGGTGGCAACAGTTCAGCAACCTGCACAGACCACGACCATGAAGCCCGTGGAGTCGCCATTCATGTATGACGAGAGTCGCAAGAGCTATACCCTCGATGGCAACCTCTATGTCAGCGGCAGCGTGTCGGTTCTGAAGAAAGGAGGCGAGGAATGAGCTATAACTCAAACACGAAGACCATCACCGCGCCGGTGAGCGTCTACGACGTGCAGCAGGCACTCACAACCAGCGAGAATGATGTCGGGCGGTTGTGCGTGCATACGTCGATTAACATGTGGGCTAGAAACAAGCCCGTAAGGTTCGATACGGTGCAAGTACTGACAGATGCGCAGCGCATGCAGACCAGGTTCGGACTGGGATTCCCCGGGCTGGGCGGCAATATATATTTCAACAAGTTCGTTTACGACGTAATGAACGGCGACGCTGTGGCTTGGGAATACCGAGGTCCGCGCGGCGACCGCACCGGCATTGTGGGAGGCGTGAAGGAATGGTACAGGCTGAGCGACTTCGACGGCTACAAGCACGACGCAGTTCCGCCCATCCACACCGCCCTTCAGAACATCGACACATTCCCATACCACCGCGAGAACAACACCTACGAGATTAACACCTCGGAGGTGGGCGCACTGGCTTTCGTGGTCTATCAGGACGCTGCCGCCAACATCCGCCTGTCGGAGATATTGCAGAACGTGAATAACTACAGAATGATGATTGAGGCGTATGAAGATGGGCAGGTGGGCGGCCTGCCTTGGTATAGCCCAGGGCGCAACCCGTCGCGCAGCGTGGTGAGTGATGCCATCGTCGGCAACAACACTGTCACGGCATACTTACAAACCGGAGGGCTGTCAGGCATCTACCATGTTTGCATAGGCATGCAGCAGTGCGACGACGCCAACCGCACCAATCCCATATCGCATAGCAGCTTCGTTGCGCCACGCACCCAGGCGGAAGAGGCCACAGGCAAATACCCATACTATTACAAACTGTGGTTCGTAAGCTACTACGCAGGCAAGATTACTTTCAACGCCGTGGGCTATGCACGGACAGGCAACTTCACCTTCGACGGGACATACTGGACGGCCAACTACACCAGCGGAGAGCTGTTCGTTGATATGCACATCACGCGAGGCAACAACAAGATGTACTTCGCCAATGCCACGCAGAGCATCCCTTCCGACGGACAGCGCATCATGATAGGCTTTACGCTGACTACGCCCGAGGATGTTGTCATTGCCACGCCCGCCAACGCCAACCGACAGGCCGCCGGTGGTTACGTCACCATCCCAGCGGCAAGCAGCAGCGGCGACACCCAGCAAATCTATGCCACAGCCCCCATCCTGCCGGCACGGGAGACGGCAGAAGACAAATACTTCGCCATCCGCGTGCTGGTGAAGATTGGCGACAACGTATGGGACGACGCTGGCACCCTGAACATGCACTATTCGTCTAACAATTAAAAGCAAGAACTATGAAGGTAAATTTTTCGAAAATTGAGGTGAAGACCATCGACGGCTCCACGGACACAGTGGATATGCGCCAGCCGGTTGGCAACATGTTGTACATGCAAGGATCGTCGCTGCCTGAGTGCGAGCTGGGTACGGCCATCTACCACAGCGACGGTGAGATGGAGATTGACGACAAGCAGGCCGAGACAGTGCGCAGCTACGCCATGCGCCTGCCTTACGTGTTCCGGTGCGGGCTTCTGAACGCGCTGAAGCAATGACAGTGGATGTCAGCGCAAAATTGCGCCCACATATTTATTGAAGGGAGGCTTCGGCCTCCCTCTTTTTTTTGTTGGTAAACCTACGAGGGCGATTCCTGCGGAATATAGAAAAAGGAAATTTTATGAAATATCTCACATTTGCACAGATAAAGCAGCACCTCCGGCTCGACGATGAGCAGGCAGAGCTGGAGCAGGTACTGCTGGAGACATACGGAGAGGCGGCAGAGACGACGGTCATGAACCTCATCAACCGCGACTACACCTCCATCATGAGCACCTATGGCGAGGTGCCAAAGCCGCTGGTGGTCGCCGCGCTCATGCTGGTGGACGTGAACTACCAGCACCGCTCGCCCGTAGGACAGCAGAACATGTCGATAGTCCCCTACTCCTTCGACATCCTCATCAAGCCGTACATGCGGCTGACAACCGACGCAACCGAATCAAATAACAACCAAGGATATGGCAGACATTGCAATCTTTAGAATCAATTACAAGTCAGACTTCATCCTGACGCTTCAGAGCGATGCAGGTTGGCTGACACCCTTCTGTATTAAGTTCTGGACGGGTGCCCCGTCGCAGGCTTACTTCGTAGGCTACGACGGAACGACCTACACCCATTGCGCTCCAGTCGATGGCGACCCAACGAGACTGACGGTGCAGTTCGACAACCACAACCTGCCCATCGGCAACCTCAAGTTCCAAATCGCCTACCACTTCACCGTTGCCGACTTCCCGAATGATACGGAGGATGAGGTGATAAACCCCGCCGACATCATTATCGAGATAGATGGCACGCCGCATCAGGTGATGCTCGACTTCCAGGGCGAGACAGCACCGGAGATTGAGTTCTCGCTGCCCGCCTACGCTAACGAGGCCCAGCGCATCGCCAACGAGGAGGAGCGCGAGCGCGTCTTCGCCCAGATGCAAGAGGAGAACGCCGAGGCAGTGGAAGGTGCCGAGAACGTAAACGCTGAGCTGAGCGGCAACACCCTGACCGTGACCGACCGCAACGGCAACAGCACTTCCGTCAACACAAAGGGAGAACCTGGCATCGGCATCCCGGCTGGCGGAACCACCAACCAGGTACTCGTCAAGGAGAGCGACAGTGACTACGACGTGAAATGGAGGAACGCTCCTGCGTCAGGCGTGAGCAGCGTCAACGGCAAGTGCGGTGAAGTTGTCCTGAACGCTACGGACGTGGGTGCGCAGCCTGTTATTCCCGACTTGAGCGAAATCCGCAGCGGGGCGGCCAAGGGTGCAACCGCCTTGCAACAGTCAGACCTCACGCCCGTTGAGAACGACATTGATGCGATAGAGGCAAAGATACCCAGTGCGGCAAGCGCAAGCAATCAGCTGGCGGATAAGAATTTCGTCAACAGTTCCATCGCCACCAATACCGCCACATTCAAGGGTACTTACAACTCGCTGGCAGAGTTGCAGGCGGTGACGGGTGCAACCAACAATGACTACGGCTTTGTCATTGAGTACGACCAGCAGGGGAACGAGTACTACGACCGTTATAAGTACAACGGCACGGCTTGGATTTTCGAGTACAAGATAGAAAGCACCCCATTCACGGCTGCGCAGTGGGCGGCTATCCAGTCGGGAATTACCTCGGGAGATGTCACCAAGTTGGCGGCATTGCCAACGAAGGCACAACTGGATGCCCTGCTCGCAGACAAGCAGGATGTTATCAACGACTTGGCAACCATCCGCAGTGGTGCGTCTGCTGGTGCAACGGCTTACCAAAAGCCGAGCGGAGGAATACCCAAGAGCGACCTCGCAACCGCAGTGCAGACGAGCCTAAACAAGGCGGATTCGGCATTGCAGTCGTACACGGAGAGTGACCCCGTATTTACCGCCAGCCCAGCCCACGGCATCACGTCTGCCGACATCACGGCTTGGAACGGGAAGGCGAGCAAGGTGGCAATCGTCAATCACGGGACGGGCGACACCACGTTCACACTCACGCCCAATATCTTCCATGTGTGGGGCACGGTAACCTCACTGACGCTGACGCTGGCAACGGCATCGACGACCACGATGGATGAGTTCATGTTCCAGTTCACCAGCGGAACGACCGCCACAACTCTCTCATTGCCAAGCTCGGTGAAATGGGTGGCTGAGCCCGAAATCGAGGCAGGCATGACGTATCAAGTAAGCATAGTTAATAACATCGCAGTGATAGGAGGTGTGTCATGAGCATATTCCGCAGACGGTTGATGATGGGCGAAAAGAAACCTATCGAGTATTTGGAGTTCGAGGATAGGCGTGTATGGGAGATATGCTGCTACAACTGGGGTGATACAAAATTGGCCGCTCCTAGCTCTGCATTTGCCACGGGAGAGATAGAGGCCGACGGTAGTGTACTGGTGGTGTGCGACCATGTGTTTGCTTCGTGCATGGTGCACCCGAAGCGCAAGTACAGCAACGGCACCAGTCCTGCAAAGGTGAATGCTGCTGCCAGAACGTTCGAAGTGGAGTTGCAGTTTGACTCGGCCAACCCATTCTCGTCGATAGCAGCTGGCACGACGGTGATAGAGATTCGGCAGTATGCCAGCAACACCTCCACGCAGGTTGTGGTGGGCACGCTGGCGAAGGAAGATGTGGTTCTGGACGGCGACAATAAACTGACCATCACTACGAGCGGCACCACGAATGCCTGTCAGTATCTTACGGTGGCGGTGCTGGCTGACAATGGCGTGAAGGCAACGTACACCATGAAAGTCGCATCGACGAGTGCATCGGGAATCTACCAGCCGGTGGGCATCACACAGGCACAATGCGCCGCTGTTAGTTCCATCGGGACTGAATTCAAAAAAAACAAACTCGTTACAAGATTCAACGAACTACAGCTATTCTCATCGATTACAGGATTCTCTATCGGAGCCTTTGAGGGCACAGGGTTGACAACGGCAATATGTCCTAACCAAGTGAAAAGTATAGCGCAGGGCGCTTTTGGTGTGAACTCTTTAATTAATATCCAATTGCCAAGTCAGTGTACAACTATTGGTAAGTATGCATTCATAAATTCAGGACTTACGAAGTTAATAATTCCACCGCTTGTAACGGAGATAAAAGAAAGAGCGTTTTATAATTGCAGCAATTTGACCACCCTAATAATGCAGCCAACTACACCGCCTACGCTCGGCAGTAACAACTGGTATCATGTTTCTAACGTCACGATTTATGTCCCAGATGATTCAGTCTCAGCGTACAAGGCAGCGGCAAACTGGAGTTCAAAAGCGAGCGTTATCAAACCTATTTCACAACTACCCGAGTAATAAAAAAGCGTATGAGATACTACAAAATCATAGACGGACAAACGGTCTTTTATAAAGACCCCCTAATCGTGGACGGGATGCAGATATACAACCCGAGTGAAGAATTGATAAAGACGGCAGGATGGATGGAGTACACGCCACCACCGGCACCGCCAGTTGATAACACTAAGTACGAGCCGTACACCGAGGACGTAGTTGCGAAAATCAAAAATCTGCTGCGTGACAAGGTGGCGGAGCAGACGGACGAAGAGGCACTGGAGAACATCGAACTTTTCCCGACATGGCAGAGCCGAATCGGTGTGCAAGTCGAGCAGGGCGAACGGCTTTACTATGACGATAAGTTGTACAAGGTACAACAGACGCACACACCGCAGGAGGACTGGCGACCCGATGCCACGGCAAGCCTATACGTGCAAGTGGTTGCGGATGATGCAGGCACAATCGACAACCCCATCGCCTATGAGGTGAACATGGAACTTGTCGAGGGCAAGTATTACACGGAGGAAGGCGTGAAGTACCTTTGCGTGAGGGCACTGGCGCAGAGTGTATGGCATCTTGCTGACCTCGTTGGCAATTACGTGGAAGTGGTCAACTAACAGCAGATACCCGACAGTCAGACGGCTGTCGGGTATTTTTTTGCGGTAAACCCGAGACTCGAAAAACACCGATAAGTAATGGCATACACTACAGGAATACTCAGGGATCGCGTGACCATCCTGAACAGACGGGAGGCACAGCAGGGCAAGTTCGGACTCGATTCCGCAGGCATCGAGTTCGAGACTGCCGGTACGGTGTGGGCAGAGGTGACATGGGCGAAAGGCAAGCAGGCCCTGAACGCCGGAGCTCTGGACGTCTATGGCGTGAAGATGATTCGCATGCGCTGGAACACCATCGTGAATGAGCGCAGCCGAATCGTGTGGCACGACAAGACCTACCAGATAGTAGGCGAGACGTTCAACGCCGACCGCCAGGGCAACACCATCCAGTTCCTGGCCCAGCAGATTGTAAACGACAAATAACATCGAACTATGGATAGAATATTTGCAAACTTATGGCGCAAGCGCGAGGTGACACCGGGTGTGCCGAAGACCACCGACCCAAACGATGCCAGCAACCAGCAGATCGGTGGCGGAACCTTCGAGGAGAAGAAGGTGCGCGTGCGTTCGCCGCAGATGGCACTCGCGGTGTCTGCCGTCTATCGTGCTGTTGAACTGCGAGCCAAGACGGAGGCGCAGTTCGCCATTCAGTATCAGAAGATGAACGCGTCAGGCGGCAACTTCGTGCCCGACATGTGGGGACCTGGGCGCAACATTAACTATCTGTTGCAGGTGCAACCGAACCCGATAAGCACCGCTGCATCGCTCATAGAGCAGGTGGTCATCCGGAGGCTCATGCTTGGCAATGCCTTCATCTACATCGAACGCGACGAGTGGCGTGACCCAAGTGCACTATGGTTGGCGGAATGTGGCGGCTATAATGAAATCACCGGCACCTACACCCTGACGTACCTGGGCGAAGGTGGCGTGCGCTTCAAGGTGGAAGCCCCGCGCGAAGACGTGCTCCATTTTCCGAACACCTTCCGCTATTACGACGGCTTCTGGGGTATCTCTACCATCCAGTATGCCGCCGACACGCTATCGCTCATCAAGACCGAGAGCAACCAGGCACTCGAAACCGCCGCAAAGGGAGGACGCATGAAAGCCTTCATCGGAGAGCAGCCACCCGCAAGCGGCTACAGTCCTATCTCGCAGGGGCTCTTTGACCCAAGGCAGATGAAGAGCTACGCCAAAGAGATCAATGAGGAAATCTACAACCAGGACATCGTGAGCCTCAGAGGTCTCGACAAGGTTGTGCCTATCAGCATGAGCGCACAGGACATGCAGCTCATGGAGCACATGAACATGGGACTGGACGACGTGGCCCGATTCTTCGGCACCCCGCGCCCCCTGCTGATGCTCGACACCAACTCGCA